ACTGTGTTATCTGCTCCTGCAGGACTTGCAGGTCTTGTCATATCGTCACGTCTAAATCTTCTGGCTCTGTTTCTTACAGTCTGTATTGAAGTTTGATATCGTTGTTCAAATAAAGGAACAATCTGAAAGTTCTTCATAAAGATATAAGACTCTACCATACAGGCATTAAACAATGCGTCATAACAAAACTGTGTAAAATAATTATCAGGTGAAGCTGACGTTAATGTTGTTGGTCTTGATACATGTACTACTTCACCATTACTTGTTGATGAAGGTGTAGGTGCAATCATTATTGTTGTATTATCTTTATGTGCATAATACTTTGGTTCACCTGTTGAAGCTGACACTGACCAGTAATCTCTTAAATATTCATCAGTCTTTACTAGTATACTTGTCTTTGCTCCATTAATATCTACATTAAAATTCTTTACTATTCGTGTACCAGTTGGTAGTGTAACAATATTATTACCTTGTGATACTGCTACTGATGTATAAGTTACTAAACCATAATCATCTAATTCATCTGTTAATCTTTCTTCTGCCCTATTAACAATGTTAGGTATTTGGTCTAAGAACTCTTGAGCATTATTCTCAGTTGTATTTACTATCTCTGTTGTTAAAGTTGTAAAATCTGCCATCTAACATTTCCATCTTCTACGAGCTGCACATATTCTTTTCTTTGGAGTTTTCTTACAGCTTATATTATGCATTTTAGCTTGTCCTGCTGAACGTGCACAAAATGATTTTCTTCTCTTTGCTCTTTTTCCTGTAGGTTTTGATTCAGTTACTGCAGTCTTTAATTTAGAACCTGGGTTTGCTCTACGATAAGCAGCAACACCCTTCTTTGTCATACCTGCACCTTTGCTAGTGGGTAAAAAATTACCTGACTTTACACTAGTCTTAATTCCCATGCCTTTTGATTTTTTCTTTTTAGAATGTTTAGGCATTATTATTATCCAAAATAAATTGTAGAAAATACACTTGCAGTTGTACTTACTACTACACCACTTTCAAATCGTACACCTTCATCTGCTAAGTAAGTATCTAAAGAACCATCTGCATTTATATTTATTTTAATTTTTGATTCACCTGTACTTGTAGCTGTACCATCTCTTAATTCAAATACACCTAATGCATTTTTTGCATTAGCTACATTAAAACCTCTAATACGAGTAGGGTGGTCTACTGCCACACTCGCTACTGTTGTTATATATCTTGATGTTAAATTTGTCATTTATAATTCCTTTTATAATAATATAAAGGGTCTCCTAAGAGACCCCTTATATGTTTAGATTCTAGCTGCCACCTGCAGAACCAAAGAATCCTCTCCAATCAGAAACACCAAAAGAGTATCTCTCTCTTGCTTTAAATCTGACGTTACCAGTATCAAAATCTGGTTCCATTTTAGTTTGTAAAGGAACTCTTACAAACATTTTAGTACCATTAGGTACGTCAGTTTTAATGAAGTAAGCATTGGTGTCTGTAAATCTTCTATTTACCATATAACCACCAGGTATTACTCCCATGTTTCTAATTGCGTTAATGTCGTTGTTAGCAGACCCTACTTTACCTGGAGAAGCTAGAAGCCTATCAGCAGTAAATTTAAGGTCAGACGGAATGTGTAAAGATTGAGCTTGTGCACCAATTAAGATACCTCTGTCATCTTTAGTTCCATCAATTGAAATTAACGCAGTTTCCAAAGCTGCTTCAGCTAAATCTGCTGCAGCTAATAGGTTACTTTGATTACCACCACCAACAACTGGGTGAGATGCAGAGAAGAATGCTTGACCATCTCCAATTGCAGAATCACCAGCAGTGAAGCCATTATTAAAAATAGCTGCTGCTTTTACTTGTTTAGTGTTAGCCATTGCTCTTGCTAGTGCACGAGAACGAACTTTAGCGAAAGTATCATATAGATTATCTTCCATTGCTTCTTCAGTGATTGAAAAAGCTAAAGCCACTGTTTCGTGGTTATATCTAGCTGTGAACGATTCTTGTGCATCATCAAAAGAAACAGCAGCACCTTCAGATTTTACTGGAGCTGTGCCAAATCCTGTGAATAGCACTTCTTCTTCAAAAGACCTATCTGAATTTTCAGTTTCAAATAGGGGTGTATGTTCGTCATTAACATCACCATACTCAACACCAAATACAGCATTAAGTCCTGGAAGAAGTTGTTTTGCAATACTTGCTCTATTTATAGCCATATTATATCTCCTTCTCTATGCTGTTGCTTGACGTTTCATCCAATGCTGGACGATTTTCACTTCAAGTTTAGGGAACGCACCATCAGTACCTGTTAATGCATTTCCTGGTTCATCAATTAATGCTATAGGTCTTACAGCTTTAGTAGCAGTTGCTCTACTTGCAGCTTTAATACCAAAGCCTGAGTTACCAGTTACAGTTGAACCTGAACCTAAAGTTACCTCAAAGTTTTGAGAGTTAATATCACCTGCAGTAACTGATGCATCTGCTTGTATCATAAACGAAGCATATGGGTCGTCAACAACAAATCCTACTGGATTACCAATAGCACTTGAAGTATTTGCAGGAAAGTAATGACTAAATGTAGGTTGTTTAGAAACAGGGTCAGTATATTCACAACCCACAAACACACCTACAGCATAATCAGTTGTCGTTGCAATTGGAGTAATAAATCCATCTGCAATTGTAACTAAGTCTCCATGAAAAATGTTAGAAGCTGTTGCATTAGCAATATCGTACTGCGATTGAGCAGTAGAATTGTAATTAGAACCAACTTTTCTCAAAGGGACCATTCCAAATAATGCTTTACTTGCACTCATTTGTTATCTCCTTCAATTAAGAATAATTAATATTTGTTACAAACTATCTTTGAAAACGAGGTTCACGACCTTTTGTAACAGTTGATTTACTTGAGTTAGTTATTGGCATACGAGAATCAGATTGAGCACGTAAGTTTGCATCAAGAGAATCTTCTTGTTGCTTGTGCTTATTATGATAATACTCTTGCCTAGCTATCATCTTATCTGTGGGTATCTTTGCTAAAGCAACATCACCACTGGAAACGACTCCACTATATCTACCACCTTCTTTGACAATAGATGTTGAAGCTAACTCTGGAACTTCTTCAGGGGAAACAAATGTCCAACCTTCACGTTGTCTTTTACCTACGTTCTTGTAGTCATCTTCTCCATTTAATGTAATCCTAATCCATCTTAAAGACATACCTTGAGAATCAAATCTGTTTTTAACTCCTTCAGGTATATGTAAAAAATTAGTTTCTTCAAATGAAGTTGTTTCTTGTTTTGAAGTAGCTTCTCTAGTTTCTTCACTACGTTTTATTTTATTAATAGCCATTTTTAACTCCTACGCATTTGTGTTGTTATTGTAGTATACTCTTCTCCAGTCTCTACTTTAGACTTTTCTTTTGCATACCTATCTAGTGGTATATTCCATTTATTAGCCAACCTAACGTCTTCTTGACTTAGCTTGATTTTTTTGGAGGCAGGAGTGCGAGATGTTCCTGCTACCACTTGGGAAGGACTTGACGTAGCCTTCTGACGAACTTGTTGAGTTTCCTGTTCAGATGTTTTAAACTTATTTGGAAATGCATCCTTTAATCTAACATCAACTTCTTTATAGAAATCATCATCTGCAGGATTAAAACCTTCATCTTTTAACTGAGCATCTAAAGCTAAAGCTGCTGCAGTCATCATTTTGTCCTGACCAAACCACTCATTCTTTTCTGCCCATGCGACTGCTTTAGGGTCGTATTGGGGTTGTTGAGGTTGAGATTGTTGAACAGGCTGTTGTTTAATACTGTTCTGGTAATTCTCGTAATCTTTATCAAAATTTACCTTATTTGATTTTATATTATTTAAATTAATTTGAGCTTCATTTAAAGCCTCTTGTGCTTTTAATAATTGATTTTTGTCATCTTTTTCAAAAGCATCTAAGTAGTTTTGTTTAGCAAGATTAAGTTGATTCTCTAAACTTTTTTCTTGAGACTCAAGACTTGTTTTAGTTAAATCAAATTGATTACTTTGGTTTGTAGTAAGTCTTTTTTCAAGTTCTTGTTTATCAGCTAAAAGTCTGGCAACTTCTTCTTCCTTTTCTTTTCTTTGACGAACTAACTGACGTATTCTTTTTTGTGCTCTTTCAGACTCAATGTCTTTAGCTTCATCAGGTTGTTCCTCTGGTTGAGTATCTTCCTTCTTCGTTTCAGTTTTAGTTTCAGCTACAGGTTTTTCTTCAACTACAGCTTCAACCTTTTCTTCTTTATCTTCAGAAGTTTTTTCAACCTCAAAGTCTACTTTGTCTTCTTCTTCTTTAGATTCAGGTTTTGAAGTGTCAATATCACTCCATTCTTCCTTTTGTTCTACTTCCATTTTTTTCTCCGTTGATGCGAACCAAACGATTACGCAAAGTTTAATGTTATAATAATACTACAATATAGTGTAACATACAAGATACTATTTTTTATTTAACATTTTTTCTAATTTTTTAGCTTGTGCTGCATGTGCTTTTGAAGCTTTTTTTAAAGCAGCAACTACACTTTTAATTGTATTATTATTCATTACTTATCCTTATTATATAAATTATCAAATGTTTTATTTACATCCATGTAGTCATCATGTGCTTCAGCAGTATGTTTATACTGAGAAGGTACAAAGTCTGGAGCACCTTCACCTGCTGACCACATTGCAGGACTTGTAACTCTAACTCTATTATTAGGTAAAGCTACCATTGCACCTTTATATGGACCAGATGTTAAATGTAAAACATGTGATTGTTTATGTTGTGCAGGGTCATCTGCTACTGCACTGTCAGTGAAGTCAACTGTAAAATAATATTTACCAGTATAAAATTCACCATTTACTTTACACATCCAAGGACTTGAACTAACTCTATCCATAACTATAATACTATGATTATGACTAGGACAATCCCAAGGTTGAGCAAAATGTGTTTCAATAGGTGGAGTCCATTCATCTAATGGTATATCACCTATTAAACCTGTTATTGGCATACGTGCCCACATAGCACCACCATGTAAATTTTGTTCTTCAGCTTCACAACCTGTAAAGACAACTTGGAAACTTAGACATCTATCAGGCATACAATTAACTGCAATAGCTAACGCATGTAGATATTCCCCATGATAAGCCTGATGATTATGAGTAAACTCCTTCCTTACCCAACACCTAAAAAAAGGTATATTGGATATAAGATGAGACATATTTATTTTGGTCCAAATATAAGTGGAACTTTACCACCAGCTTTCATCATTTTAACTTTCTTACCACCAGCATAACCCATCTTAACTTTCTTGCCACCAGCATATCTCATTTTAGATTTTTTCATTATTGCTCCTTTATAGATTGGTAATTATATAAAATTCAATTGCTAGAAAACCCAATCCTAATATTCCACCAATTGTCCACAAAATAATATTCTTTTTTCTTTTTGCTGCAGCTATTTTTTGTTTTAATAAAGTAGCTTGACGTTTACGTTCAGTTGCAATTTCTTTTTGTAATCTTTCCCATTGACCAGGTGCACCATAAAGTAAAAACATTTCTCTCATTTCGTCTCTAATTCTTTTAGCTTCTTCTTTTCTAAAATGTGCATCAATAGCATTTTGTTCAGCACCTGTAAGTTTACCAAACAATTTACCTAAACCTTTAGGTTTTTCACTTGACACAACTTGAAGACTTGCTTCTGCCTTTGCCCATTTTGAGACAGAACTTGACATATTAATTAAGTCTTTACCTGTTTTAATACCCTGTGATATAGCTTCTGTAGCTCCCTTCAAAGCTGCAAAAGCTGTAAATGGGTCAATCATAATTTATCCCCTTTTCTTTTTTACTTTTTGTTTTCGTCCACTTGCACTAATAGGGTACCTAATAGAAGTTGGTTTAGGTCCTACATTAGTCTTTGCCCTTTTTCTTTTTACTGCTGCAGCCTTTTGTCCTGCAGTCATTTTATTTGCAACTGCCTTTGGTCTACATACAGGATACTTTCTTTTTGATTTACTAGCTGATTTTCTTCCACATGGTTTACCTGTAGATATATCTACCCAATCCTCTTTAAACCATTTTTTAAGTCCACCACCTTTTTTCTTTTTCATTCTTAACTCCTAGAATATTTAATACTTAATTTTTAATCCATTCTATTATTTTAAATTCACCTTCTTTTGTTTCAACAATCGCTGTACAACTTTCAACCCAGTCTCCACAATTATAATAATCTATACCTTCAATTTTTGTAGCCATTGCTCTATGTATATGTCCACAAATTAAACCTTCATAACCTTTTTCTCTAGCATGTTTTACTGCAGCTTTTTCAAAACTATGTATAAAATTTACTGCTTGTTTTGCTTTATGTTTTAAATATTTAGATAAAGACCAATATGGTAAATTAAACTGTCTTCTAACCCAAGCATTAATTGTATTTAGTTTTAAAAGAAACTCATATAAAAAACTTCCAACTATTGCTATCCATTTATATTTTCTAACAATAAAATCAAAATCATCTCCATGAAAAACTAAATGTTTTTTACCATTTAAACTTGTATAAGAAGCATCTCTTACTATTTGTATGTCACCAAAGTTAATAGGAATAAACTCTCTAATTATTTCATCATGATTCCCTGGAACATAAACAACATTAGTCTTTTTAGAAATTTTTAATATTCTTCTTAATACTTCATTATGACCTTTTGTCCAACACCAACTTGATTTAAGTTTCCAAAAGTCAAGTATGTCTCCAACTAAATATAAATTATCTGAACTATTATTTTTTAAAAAATTTAAAAGGTACTCATCTTTACAACCTGCAGTTCCTAAATGTACATCAGATATAAAAATAGTTCTATATTCTGCCATATCTATATTTTTTCTGGTCTTTTACCTTTTTCTTTTTTATATTTATCACTAAGTATATTTAGTTCGTTTTCGTCTATTTGACATAACAGCACCACAACCTTTAGCAATTTTACCTTGTGGCTTACCCACTCTTTTACCCCCTGCCATTTTCTTTTTAGGACCTTTAAAATCTTTTCGCTTGAGACCACTAGGGTCTTTAATCTTTCCTGCACAGATTTTAGAAGCATACGCATTTGCATACGCACTTGGATAAACTTTAAATTTACGTTTCGCAGCATTTTTCCCCCTTGCACATAATTTAGTCATTGTTAATCTTTCTATAACCCCAACGATTTTCAGAAGAATCCCAAACACCTTTCATAGCTTTTGGTATTCTAATTAAAAAGTTGGAAAACTTTACAATGTTTTTTGTAAGTTTCATATTACTCTCCTTCTTAGTTTGATAAGTTATAAGTCATATCTAAGTTAGTTGGTTCATCAACTTTCATCATTACTTGGTCATCAAATAATAATAATAGTCTTACACCTTTATAGTAAAGTTTTTGACCTGCATGTCTAGCATAACAAACATAGTCTCCAACATCACACCATTTTCCATTTGGAAATTTATCTTCATCTTTATAGGCTAAGTCTCCTATTGATAAAACTTTACCTACTGTAGTTAAATAAGCTACGTCATCTTTTACTGAGTCAGGTAATAATAATCCACCTTTAGTTTTACTTTTTACCGAAACAGGGCGAACCAATATGTGATATCCAGGCAAGTTAGGTAAAACGTCTGGGTCAGGTTTTTCTTCATTCTCAATCCATTCATTATTATTTACTGCTCGTTCCATTTTAATTGTTCTCATCATCATCTCCATCAATCATATTTTTATAAACATTTTTAGTTATAGCTATAGCCATATTCAATCCAGTAATTGAACCTACCATTTGTTGATAACGAGAATAGTCCTCACAATTACCATCCCCTAATGATTTTTGAATTTGACTTATTTCCAGATTTAATTCCTTCTCAATCTCAGAAATAATTTTATGTATCATAGTTATTATTTAACTTTATAACTATCAGGTGGGTCTTGTCTTAGAATACCTTTTTTAGCACGAACTGAATATTCAGTGCTAGATATTTTAGACCAGTCACCATAACCTTGTCCTTGTTTAGGACCTTTAATCATTTCACTCATTCTATTCTCCTTTCATTTCTTCCTTGGCTAAGTCACCAAGTGTTTTTATAGTTTGAGTTGCAACTTTTGATTGTCTATTTTTCTGACCTTCAGTTTGTTTAAGAATTTGGTTAGCACCTTTTTCAATTGCTTTAATACCTTGTTCTTCTTCTTTGAGAGTCAGTTCTCTTTGTTTAACTGCTAAGTCAGCAGCTTCTTGTAAGGCTTCAAGACCAAGTTTTTCTTTCTCAATATCAAGCCTTTGTTTCTCAAGTTCAACCATTTGTTGTTCAGGTGATTGTTGTACACCCATTGCTTGGTTGGCTTGTGAAATCTGTTGTGCAGCTTGTGCCTGAACTTGTTGTAATGTTGCAGGGTCAGTAGCTACTCCTGATACCATTCCATTAATTTGTTCTTGGTATCTCAT